TTTTTCAGGTCAAACATGGCGGTTTGATAATTACCATGTTGAACATCCAAGTTCTCTTCTGCCATCAATTTGGCAACCATTGATTTTGTTTCTCTTAAATCTGACATAATTTCCTATGGGGGTTATGTCTCATTTCTCATTATCTAGTTATATTATATCAGGTTTCAGGCACAATGTCAAGTTTTTTGCTCATATTATTTAAAAAATTTATTTAAATTAGATTCGCTTCTGTATTTAGCAATATTTTTCTTATTATATTCTAATTCCTTTGTCAAATCAAAAGGCATTGTTTGAGTCTTTAAATATTTTGTTTCACCAGGAAGTTTTACTGTCCATTCCAAATCTGAATGTTTGGGATAATTCAAGTTCCATTCAACTGTTGAATTTTTCAGATATTTTCTATACTTTTTTGACATAGGATAAATGTATCTGAATTGCTTTCCTTTTACTCTACTTAATTTCAATTCTTTCAATTGATCAAAGTTTGGTCTATGTCCATACTTCAATCCTTCTTCATTCGGTAGTATTCCCTGTATAGTTCTTGGATGAACTTTCTCACCCCCCTCTGTAACATAGGTATCAGTAATTGAATGTCCACCATACAAAAAGTTTGCAGCCTGATACACATAGCCGGGCTTACCCACGATACCATCTGCCCACGTAAAGAGATATTTAATGTTTGTATTTTCTTTTAACCACTTGACTGATAATGACAACAATTGAGATTCACTATTTTTGGGCATCGAATCATCCATACACATTTTACCAATTTCATAATAATCTTTAGTGTCTAATTCTGGAAATAGTGCTTGGATTGTATGTTTTGGTCTTGTGCCCCAACCAAAGGTAATAACACCCACCAATTCTTCTTCAACGAAACATCCTAGATAATGCTTCGTCAATCTTGGCATTACTGCGGAATAATGTCTATCTGCGACAAATTCAGATGCAGTTATTTTATGTAATCGTTTTAATAGCATAATATATGGTGGAGCTGACAAGGATCGAACTTGCTACCTCTTCCGTGCAAGGGAAGCGCTCTCCCAGTTGAGCTACAGCCCCTAAATTGGTATGAGTGAATCTTCCCAATTAGCTAACATTGATCCTGAATTGGGATGAGTGAGAACTTTAAACTCTCCAGGACTATCCCAAACCCCATCTATTAAATTTGGTTTTTTATTAAAAACTGTAACAGACCCGTCTTCATCTTTAGCCATCCATTTCCAGTTATTTTCTAAAGAGAATTTTAATTCAATAATCTTGTTCTCTTCCTGTAGATTCTCCATTTGACCTCATTGTTGTGTAATTGTTTGAGTTTTCTTCATATATATCTGATATTGCGTCTTCCCAATCCTCATCTTCTTCTCTGTTAAAAAAAGGTAAGTGACGCAATACATTATTCATTCTTTGTTTTTTGTGAAATTGCCTTTTGTCAATTTTTGATTTAGACATCTCTCCTCATTTTTTTTAAATTATGTTTACGCTTTTTCATTGCTTGTTTTAAAATAAAATTAGAAACTTCCCAAAAATATTCTCTGCCCCTCACATGTTCCATTTCATGTTGAAATATTCTAGAAGAAAGACCATTAAAAACCGCCCCCTTTGTAGATCCATCTGAAACTTCAAATTGTGCCTTTATAGATTCTGATCTTCTTATTGCTATCTCCAACCCAGGATATGAAAGACATAATTCTCTAAAATACGTAGTTTCTTCACTGTATTCTATAATTTCAGGATTAAAAACAACAATTGGTTTACTATCCCAAATCATGGCAAATGCAGATAAATTGAGTCCTATTTGATTACTAGTTAATCCAATCCCTTCGTGCTCTCTCATATTTTCTATTAATATATTTGATAATTCTTCAGGATCTTGTTGTGGATTATTCCAATCAAAGGGAACTAACGGTTCACAAAGAATATCTGCTGTTTCTTCAACTAATGGTAGGATTCTCATAATCTACTATTCTACTAAAATAATTTTTCTTTTCAAATTTAATCATGTGTTTAAATTTTTCATAAAGAGATTCTCCCTTATGAGAGATAACAAAAGTATTAATATTTTTATCTAAACCATTTATCAATTTCAAAAATTCATCTGTTCCTGCTGCATCTAAGGAACTGTCAAATACTTCATCAAGTATTAATAGATTAGTGTTCATACTATTTTTGATTTTAGCGACTTGTCTCCAAGCAAATAATAATGCCAAATCAATTCTCATCTTCTCACCTTCCGAAAATGATGAATATGTAAAGTCATCTCTAAACCTAGATTTTATTGTTTCATTAAAATTTTCATCTAGATTAAATGAAACATAAAAATCTAATGCTGTAAGATTCCTCTGAATATACGTATTTATTATTGGTAAATAAGTTTTTATAATACGAGATTTAATTCCCCCATCTTTTAATAAAGATGTGGCAACCTCATGTATCTCTTTAACTGTAAATAAGCCTTTAACCTCTTCTTCATATTTATTTAAATTGTTCTGATAATCTGCTAATTTTTTTCTTTGTTCTTTAATATTTCCTGTCAGAGAAAGTTTAGATAATTCATCTTTAATCTTTTCAATATATTTTTGTATTCCTAAAATAGAATTTGTATTTTTTGAAATTTTTGATTGAAAATCTGATATCTGTTCAAGTTGTATAGAAATTTCATCTATTTTTGTTTGAGTGGTTTCTAATTCAGTTATCAGTTCTTTCAATCCACTCTGCTGTTCACCAACTTTATTTTTCTTAGTTTTAATTTGTTCAGATCTGAATATCTCATCTATTGATTGTTTACATGTTGGACAATCTGTATTTTCTTCATAAAAATGTATTTCATGTTCTTTTGACTGTATACTATCCTGAACCTTTTCTTTCAAAATGTCAAGTTTTTTCTTTCGAGTATTGATTTTATTAGAATCTTTAACAGACTCTATCAAAGAATTGGTAGATTGTTGGATTATTTCATTATCCTTATTATACGAATCTATTTGAATATTCGAATCATCTATTTTCTTTTGATTTTCTTCAATCAATTTTTGATTGTCTTTTTCAAGAGATGTTATATAATCATTTTGTACATTAATTTGATGATTTATTTTATCTTTTTGTATTGCCAAATCATCTAATTCATTTTTATTTTCAGAAACACGCTCCTTCAAAAGATTGTTCATTAATGAAAAAATTTGAATATCTAAAAGAGATTCAATAATATTTCTCCTATCCGTCAATTTTAATTGCATGAATGGAGTAAAGGATGCAGATCCAAGAATTACAACTTGTGTAAATGATTTATAATTAAATTGTAAAATTGTTTTCTCAAGATATTCTTGATAATCTCTAGAATGAGAGTCTTGATTTATTAATTTTTGATTACATTTTATTTCAAATATATTAGGTTTTATTCCCCTAGACACTTGATAAAAATTATTTCCAATTGAAAATTCCAATTCTACTAATGTTCCTCTTTCATTTGTAGAATTTACCAATTGTGGTTTATTAATATTTCTGAATGGTTTTCCATACAGCGCAAAGCATAGTGCATCAAGAATGGTTGATTTTCCAGAACCATTCTCTCCAATAATCAATGATGTTGTGGATTTGTCTAAAAGGATTTCGACGGGATTATTTCCTGTTGACAAGAAATTAGTCCAACGGACCTTCTTAAATATTATCATTAAGATTCATTTAAAAGTTGGGGACGAGAATCGTGTTCAAATCGATGCTCTCCACTTTCAATTCCTTGTCTTAAAATATCTATACAATATGCATTGAGCGTTACATTATTTTCATGTGCTAAAATAGCGAGCTTGATTGCGTCTTTATTAGGTAATGAAATGGGTATATTTGATTTTGTTTCTATCATTGGATTGCCAGGCCCGCATGCGGTCGGCTTTCTCTTTGGTTTCGTGCCTTTAATTGATTCTTCCTGTGTTTTTCGTCTTTGTCTTTCTATCTCATCCATATCATAATTGCTCATGGTTTCCTTTATGAAGTAATAAATTCAGTTTGAAGTGCTTCAGTATGTAAATCTCTCATTAAAATATCAAGTTCTCCTTTATTCACATTAGTTTCTAATGCTTCTATATATCTTGATACAATTGACATTGTGTCTTCAGACTCAATATCTTCTATAAGTTGATCAGATATCATACTATCAATATGTGTGTCTACTACCACCACACTAGATGGATCATTTTGCTCTATTCTTTGTATTAATTGTTCCATCAAGTAAGAGTCAGATTTCTTTTGGACAACTACTTTAACATAACAATTCTTATATTCAGAATAATCAGCATTTACTATATCAGTAAAATCTTTATCTGTATCATCATAATATATTTTTTTAAAAATTACCTTTTCATTTGGTATAAATTCTAACTCTCTTGATTCTGTATCAAAAATATGAAACCCCTTTTGATCTGCATAGTCTTGCCAAGTCATTTCATATGGATTGCCCAAATAAAATAAAGTTCCATTATCAGATTTATGATGAAAATGTCCACTTAATACAACATCAAATTTCTCAAATATATTTTTCTTCATTCCCTCTTGTGAATATACGCCACTATGCATTTCAAATCCATCTACTTGAAAATGACCAAACATTACTTGAGATTTTGTTTCTTTTATCGCACTAATACATTCTTCATAATTTTCATCATTAATCCAGGGCATGAACAAAATATCCAAAGTTCCAAATTTTACTTCTTTGGGAACATTATAAATTTCAAAATCATATTCTCGCAACAATAAATCTGTACTTGCTACATCATTTGTATTTTTATAATAAACATCATGATTACCTAAAATAAAATGACATGGATATTCTTGACATGGCTTGAAAAATTTTTCTCTCCAAGAAGATAGTGTATTGAAATTAATATACTTTCTTCTATCAAATAAATCTCCAAGATGAATTATGGCTTCTACTCCTCTTTCCTTTATTGTAGGAAAAAATTGATTTTCATAAAAATCCATAAAAAAATTATTAAAAATAGCAGAATCATTTCTTGCACCCGCATGGGTATCAGTTATCAGCGCTAGCTTCATCTTTTTCTTCTTTATATAATGGTGGTGTGGGTTTGGCTTTTTTGGATTTTTTTCTTTTATATCTTTCAAAATTATCTATAAAATCATAAATTTCTGAAAATTTTTCCATAGATACTTGATCTGTTGCACCTGTAGATTTTTCAGATGCAATATAATCAGCATTGTCTTCCAAAAATCTATTTTTATCAATCGTTTTATATTTAATATATAACTGTTTTTTTTCTTTTTGTATTCTTCTTAAAAATGCATAATATATAATTTGTGTGAAATATGCGAATGGATTTGATGATTTTTCAGGATCAAAATTATTAACATACTGCAAACAATTTTCTATACCATCAGATATCATATCTTCTCTAAATGCATAATTCATAAAATTTGGTCTATGAGAAAGCCTCTCTGCTATCAACATAAAACATTCTCCAATATAATCTGGAAGTAAAGGCG